GCTGGTGTTGCGCCCCTTCCTGGGGCTGGGACCTAAATAGTAGCTAAGCTACGCAAAACACATGATACCGCGAGGTATCCTGCGAAAAAACTTAGGTCATATCCAAAAAATGGTAGTTTAGGCGATTCATTCGTCACTACATCCCAAAATGAGATGTCTACCACTGTTTCAAAGGTTCTTGTACCTTGTCCAGGCACAAGAAATTTATCCTCCTTTAATTGTCTTATACCTCCCCTTAGGAAAGGAAGGAGAGAAGTTCCAGTTCGTTTTAAATCAACAATATGTTTGCGCGCTTCTCTCTCGAGGCAGCGAACTTGATAACGTTGATATACATTACTAGTGCGCGTAAAATGCCGCTTAGCAAAGTATTGAAAAACGATGGACTTGTCAATTAAAGAACTACAAACCATATTCTTCTTCCAGTTTCTGGATAGAAGTGGTATTATAGCTTCAGGAACGCGTAAACCCCTATGTGGTGAAAAATCCATAGGAACAACACATTTGTATTTGAGTGAACCACAAAGAATTAACGTGGTACATTCAAAAGATACATAGTGTCGCGCGCCCCAATCGAGTAAACGATTTAAGAGAGAATATTTATCGCAATCGTCTGATAGCTTCTCAAAGCATATCGGACGCACGTCATAACCATTAAAAAAGTCGGCACCACAAGATTCCCTAAAGAATCCAGTGCTGAAACTTTTCTTTTGGTTTGGCTGCATATTTAAACTTTCTAAGGTCTTAATGACGTATTTATAGGCAGTGATATCAACAATGATATCATCACCATATACAGAAAACGTCGAAACATTCTCATTTTTCATAAGGAGACCAAGACGACTATACAATGCTTTTACAATTGATGCAAAAACGATTGTTTGAAGCGGAAAACAAAATGCATTTCCCATAGTAGCCATCATAAAAAGTTCAACAGGTTCTTTCTCAGCTTTCGTCTTTGCACTTGTCCAACAGATTTTCGTTGGAGCGCACGCCATTAAGTAGTTAAATAATGGTGGTGGTAATAAAAATTTGACTAAATTTATTCCCACAATATCGGAAGCAGATACCAAATCTATGGTACAGAACCTTACACTACGACTTTTAAGATGACACTCAACGGTATCTTGATTATCAAATAATGAGCCTTTGCGGGCCATTTCTCTGTTAATCATTTGCTGAACACTCAAATCAATATTAAACGAATTTAACATATCTTCAAGGAGGTTACAAGCAGGATACTGTAAAGTTATATCACCATTAAGTTGTGGTGCAATTAACCGTGAACGTGTTAGATCCTTTGGCACAAAAGTCGCTTTTATTGATGCTCGCAACTCTGCCGCGAAATTTGGCAGATCGTGAAATGGCTTGCTAACTTTTCTCAAATATTTGAGATAAGCAATCCCATCAACTGTAGACGCATGGACACTACCTGAAAACTTCTCAAGTAGCGACTTGCCCCTGACATCTGTACAGATGCCTGGACCTGAGGAGAAACCACCTACTGGTATAAGATGTTCTTTAGACCAGCTAAACAAAAAAGGTGATGTCTTCTTTTCCATCGAAGCCCAAAATGCTTCAGCAATGTAGACGCGTGCGCGCTCAAGAGTTTCCATGACATCAATGTCTAGATTCTCAAAGTTTTCGCTTTGAACTCGAGCTCGCTCGTTTGCATTTTTGAAGTTATTCCAAGCTTGAAGGTCTCTGATATACTGTGATCTGTTGTCACCATCGCCAATAAACTTTTTACCAAAATCGTTTATTTGTCGTATAATAGCAACATCTCTTGGTGTAACACCAGGATGATTTTCAGCTACTCGATAGAGTAAGTTGTTGTCACCCTTTATATCAGGGAACAGGTTTCTAGCAGGCTGAGAAAGTTGATTTAACAACTCATTCTCAACAGTAGCATTTATTTTTGTAAAGAGCGTACTCATCACACACCTCTGATTGATTCAATAAGTAAAACGATTGTATTAGTCGAGAACCCTAAACAATAAGGAGGTCAAGCAAGATAGAACATAAGTATTCGTAAATAGGCAGCAACATAGTCACATACCGAACACAAATACTCAATAGATTCCATCGTACATAGCCGTCAACATTGCCGAGAGCTGATTGTGAATGGCCATAATAGTCATACTCACACTCGCTTCTACATTCGCTCTGTCGAAAGAGACAGCACCAGCTGGTATACCAATATCGATTGTTATCGGAATGGTTTCCACCTGGTTGGTTGCAACTTTCGCTGAACCAATACCAATGATGCGTGTAGTATTTTTTGGAACTCTGCCATAACGTCCTGTGACGGTATTGAATTGAGAAGGCTGCTGAAAATTTGCAGGCTTCTTAAATATTACCTTCTTGGGAGCGTCGACAGAATTTGTAGTTACACCGGTCTGTGTACCGCCAGCAGCAGTCATAACAAAAGCTTTCGAACGTAAGTCATTTGCCATGTCGGCAGTGAACGAATACGTAGCGGCAGTTAATTGTGATGTTGTGACAGCAGTAGTAGGACCTGCAAGATTAATAGACATAAGATTACTCTAGGTTTAATGGGAAAGGTTAATTAAATTACTTTCTCAGATAGACTCCGTTAAAATTAGAAAAGGCAAGTGCTAACGTTTTACCGATCGAGGTCCACGATGGATCCTTGAAGTTAAAAGTTACCACAAGCCCACTAGCTGTAACGGGTACTCTTCGAAAATACATTATTGTGTAAGGTTCAACATGAATCATGTCGCCCCTACCTGGATATGAATATCCCGCTCCACCAGCTAACGGTTTCCAATCGCTAAGCTGTTTCGTTACACTATACTGGATCTTTTCAGACAGATATAACGTCTCGGGATTCATTCGTTGTACCGAGTTCTTGAGATTGCTAATTACATCGGAAATATTCGTGAAATAATCTAACACAAATGAGAATTTAACTAAATCCCATAGTGAAGGAATAACTTCATTAATATTAAGGCCTAATTGCGATCTTAAATCGACTCCGTATACACCGTTTAGTAAACCGCCATACCAACACTGGTACTTATAGGTAGTTGTGGTTAAGAACCGTACTTGCCCAGCACCAGAACTAGTTCCGGCATTTTGATAAGCTGATAAAGTATCTTTTGAGTCCGAATAGATGCCTTTTCCAGAAATTTTCGTTCTGGGGCGTCCATGAGCACCCGCATATACTTCACAAGCATTAACAAAAGTATTATACATAGGTTTCCAACCGTAGTTAAATTCCAAGTACATGTTTACTAGATCATTTGAGAGCTTATACATTTCTCTCGGATCTTTGACAGAAGCTTTTAATTTCTTAGCCGCGGACCTGAGGAGCCTTCCATTCTTTACCAATTGACGCTTACTGAAAATATTCATCAGTTTTAACGTTTTTGATATGAGCTGTAATGACTCCTTTGCTTCACCAACTTCCGTGATGACTTGCACTTGCACATTTTCGATGTGTGATGCAAATCTAGCCTTAGCTTCATTTTGTGCAATACCTTTCTGGGTACCGTACAAAGCAATAACTTGGCTTATTGAAAGTGGTGTGGCCGAAAAAGCATGAATTGCTTCATATTTCGACGATGGACCTGTAGGCCCAATTTGCTCAGCACTCACTCTAACCATACAAACAGCTGCACCGTTAACAATAGTACGTTCATACGGTAACACCGGAAGAACGCCCTGAGATTTTCGGGCAGCGAAGTTTGGAAGAATAGATTTAACAGCATAATCTTGCTTATCAAAATAATATTGGTCAGCAGACGAAACATAATTCCACCTCTTAGTTGAGTAGGAATATGTATTGTCAGCGCCAATATAAGTAAGCAAAGTCATAAAGTTAACCTATTGAGTGTTGAAAAGAAAAACATGGATAGTATAATGCCATGTCGCACAAACTAGTGCAGTACATATTTAAACATTGCCTGTTAATGGTAATGTACAACCAAAAAACGACTCCGTCGTTTGAACGAACCCCCTAAGAGGTGAACTTTTACAACGTGTAGAAGTCCAACCCTATCTCTCTTAAAACAGAGAGATGGGG